TTCTTAGCAAGGTAAGCCAATTGAATATCCTCTCCGTTTTCAAAGGTAAGAGGAGTTTCCCTCCACATATAGTTTAAATCCTCTCGACTCATAAACCACGCATGCCCCACTAAGTCTACTTCGGTTGTAAACTGGTTCTGACTGGGCCACCCTTCACGAACATGGTCCACATAATGTCTAGAAAATAAGACACATCCGGCTCCTCCTAAAATTCCAGGAGTTTCGTCCATAGTATCCAAGCAATTTTCAAACCACTTCCTCCCAGGAATAGTGTCATCATCAAAGAAAGCCACATATTCCGTCTCTGCCAGCAACCCTATAGCGAATCTAGCATGATACTTACAATTAGTGTTAGACTTAAATACTTTATCAAATCCCATTGTGTAAGGATTAAACTTTTTGTTTTCGGGGGAGCTATTAACCCAGAGCCACACACTATCGGGAGGAATACTCTGAGCCTTTATTGCCTTTAGCTGTTCCTGCAAATATTGAGGTCGCTTGTAACAATTCAAGATTACTGTTATAGATCCAGACATTCCTCCCACCTTTCCCAAATTTCATCCGAGGTAAGAATAGGCTGCTTATTGCTCTCGCCCACGAAGGGTATACCAGCAAGCCTACACTCGGCCTCTACGAGCCCGTAAGTCTCTCTAACCGACGAATGGTACACAGCGTCCACTTGATTATACATAGCCTCACGGTCGCTCTCATGGCCTCTGAGGAGAGCCACTCCCTTGTCCATATATGGACTCACTTCCTTGTTGAAGTAGGGTAATTCAGTTACCTCCCCAAAAAGAAGTACTTTATTGTAACCATCTTTTAAAGCTTTTCCTATGGAAAGATGAGTCTGCTTGTGAGAGTCTACACTGCCGATAACTCCAGCGTAGTTCGTCTTGGGTTTTTTCCAATTAACTGTGTCAACGATAGGGGGAATTATAACGTAAGGATGATCAACTCCCTGCCACTCCTTTTGTGACTCGCTTACATACTGGATAATATCATACGATCCCAAACTCATCCTATCTAAGGGAAACAAGTTAGTTTCATGGCAACTAAGTATGTGCTGCTTCCATGTAATCTTAGTGGGTACGCTCAAAAAGTGCGAAATGAGTATATCCTCAGGAGTGATAGTGATTTTATCAATTTTTTCAGATTTACACTTATCAAGGTGGTATTCCTGAGGGCCGTAAAAGGTACAATCGACTCCATGAGAATTTAGCAAATTTGTTAGACTTATATGGTGGACCGTCGAGCCGCCAGGGTTGGACCAGCCGCTTAAAATCTTAACGCTACTCATGGAAGTAGCTCCCTGTAGAGCTTCAACCTGTCTCCTACATTTTCATTCAAATTAAAATTTGCATCCGTAAGCTCCTTAAGATTCCTCCCCATCCTTTCTCTCAGCTTGCGGTCTTTTGCTACCTTCGTAAGGACTTTCACCCACTCACTTGTCCCCTTGTCGGGATCTATTAGGAAGCCTGTCTCTCCATTGATGATCCATTCGTCATAGCATCCCACGTTGGAAGCGATAAGAGGCACACCATAGCGACCACATTCTGCAATCTTTATCTCAGACTTAGAATCATTAAAAGCATTCATTTCAAGAGGAGCTATGGCAACATCCATATTCGTAAAAAACTGTCCATACCTGTCGGCGGGAAGAGCGTAATTAATAGTGAAATTAGGAGTACCTTTAAAGCCTCGCATTATGATATTTTTGTAATTCTTCCACACATCAAGTTGCCAATCATCCTCTGGTGTGTTAGGAGGGGGAGCCCCGTAGAAATCCCATCTCACGTTTTCACGCCCCACTCTACCATTTACCATGTGAGGAACTCCTGCGAAATACTTTACATCTTGCTCATGGTGGATTCCTCCTGCCCATCCAAATCTACAATAATTTTTCTTACTCTGAATCCTCTGCATATTCCATGCAGGAAGTTCATAGTCCACGCTGTTCTTAATAACAGCCAGAGTGTGGGTACAGAAGGGCTTAATCCTCTCCGCAAACTTTTTCTGAGTAACAGAAACCAAGTCGGAGTGACTGTAAATGAACTTAGTTATATCTGAAAGCCCCTTATCCTTATACACTCCATATAAACGGTGACCTTCGTACAACTCTGTAAGGAGATCGTCCGTATCGTAGTGAACAAATTTACCAAACTCTTTAGCTTTTCCTACAACCCGCGCTGTATAATTGCCGCCGTAGTTACTTAAGTTTCCCGTAACAACAATATCGCACCACTTAAGGTTCTCAAACTCAAACCCTGGTTCCCACTTTCCTGTTTTATCGTCTATCCCAAGGGGGTTCTTATCCCACCTAATTTCAACATCGTCAGGATATAACTCCTCCAACTTCTGATAAGGAGAAATGATACGATAGTAAGCACATCCCCCTTCGTTAGCAGGAGAAGCAAGTATTTTTAATTTATTACCCATAATAAAAAATAAAGAGACACCTTAGGCATCTCTTTATTATAGTCTCTCAGTCCTAATTAATTAGACTACTTCATCGTGCAGATCATCATCGAATGCCTGACTAGAATTTTCCGAAGAGTGAGAGATCCCAAGAGCAGAAGCGAGGCTCCCTATTGCTCCACCAAGGTCCATGTTCTTATCCGTAGGGATAAGAGCTTTTGCTGCGCGTACATAGTGTTTGCGCTTACGCTTGCTAAAGAGAGTAACCATACCTTCCCAGGCAGCTAACCCAGGAATAAAGGTGCTAGCTATCCCAAACGCAGCATCTATTACACCCCCCATATCGTCCCCGTCAGAAATTCCACCAGCGGGAACATAAGCAGCATCGGCCTTAAGCTGATCTTTGGATGCCATAACAAGTGAGGTCCCTTCGGGGATCTTAGACTTCACAGAATCAGGAAGCTGGTCAAAGGGTATAATAGCCCCTTGCTGACCTTCTTCAAGCTGGTCTGCTGTAGTAAATACTGTGTCCTCTCCGAGGAATCCTTCAATAGCAGCGCAGCCCATCAGACCGACACCCAAGAACGCAGTAACAATAAGGGTTAGAATAATATTTCTCATAGTTAATTAACTTTGCAATTTAGATAGGTAATCACCGTCCGCAACAGCCTCAGTTTCGGGCTTCTCTGGTGATACACCTTGAGTGGAAGAAGGGACAAGACCCTCAGCGATGAGCTTAACATCATCGTACTCTTCCAGCTTTACCAATCCATGGATTTCATGCAAGGACTCCATCATCCCTGCAACCTCAGCCGTCGAACCCAAAGGTGAGGATTTCGGACGAGGTTGAGATTGGTCGTACTTAGGCCACTGGCCCTCCATTTCTTTCACGATCTTAAAATCGTGCCCCTCAGCAGGATCAGTAATGTCCCCAAAGTCCTCATCAAGCATTGCTCCGATGATCTTCTTGAACAGGATTACTCCCACCGAAAGAATTTTAACATCCCCTGATTCACGATCAAGAACGTTCATGTAGTAACGAGCGCGAGGCTTGATCTGTCGAGCAAGATCCTCGTCTTCCTTACGTCCTGTTTTCCACAGGCCAAAGTACAGATCGCAAAGAGGACATTTATCCCCATGCACCTTCCGACAGTGGACATTTTTAACAGACCCATCAGGCCCCGGAATGCGATGGATCTTAGTTTCAGCGTAAAACTCTCTTTCCTCGTCCTTCCAGGGGAGGATACGGACAGCGTTGCTGCCTTCGGGAATTTGATAGAACTTCTTGAGGAAGTCTGTGTTGGTGCCCCCTTGGGGGTTGTTAAGTTGTTCGTGCTTCTCACGAAGCTTGTCAAGGTCGATAGCCATTAGTTCTCCTTAGTGGTTAAGTGTTATCACTTATATAGTTTAGTTTCTTCTCGTTTGTTCGCAGAAACTTGTTGTAACATATCTTTCTTCTGCTCAAGGGCTCTTACTAAACCTTTAAGCAATTCGTATTTAAAGATGGCTTCATCAAGGAACGTCTGCTTTTTTGAGTACTCCTCATTAGCAAACACTCGATCATCAAGATCCTTTGCCGTCATCTTTACGCGGGACTCCCTTTTCAGGTCCTTTCGGTACTGTGCGGAATACCGTGTGAGATCAAGACTTCTCTCGTTCACCATCTTCTTAGCCATGCTCATCAATCCATAATAGTAGGAGTAAATGGATGCCTGTCTCAGCATCTCATTCTCTACTTCATACTCGCTGAACTGAACCAAAGCATCACTAATATCTTTATAGTTTTCCCAGGTAAAATCTTCAAGTGATTTAATTAATTCATGCATAATTAGTAGCCACCGCCCATTGGGGCGGCTGTGCCGCCACCCGTTAGCCCTCCAGCGGCAACGCCAAGCCCTGGCACAGTACCTGCATGGGGGAAGCGGATTTTATATTCCTCAGGCTTCATAATATCATAGTAGCCCCATGGATTAAATACGAGATAATCTCCTGGATCTCCTCTCTTATATAATCTTCGGGGGTTGGACTCAGAAGAAAGCACTATCCCAAATGGGGTAGAGATGTAAAAGTATGTAGCTCCATCGCCCTGTCTAATCCCCGTAGGCCATTTGACCTCCCCAAATCTCCAATGCCCGTTAGTTAAAATCGACACGCGAGTAGGTCTCGCCTGTTGTCTTCGAAAAATATCTTTAAGTGTTAAGTCTTTCATTCAGAACCTCTATTTATATTTAGTAGAGACACGAATTTATTCGCTATTATATGGAGCATCTGCTTCTGCCATACGAAGGACTGAGTAATCAATTTCCATGGGAACAATAAAACGCGGTCGCCCATTTCTAGATTTAATAACATACCCTCGCATCGCCCCATTATCAAACTCCTCCTCGGTTTGATTGAGGGACAATGCGAAATCACAGGTGCGAATCTTTCCATAAGAATCTCCTAGCTCTGCATCTGTAATAATTTTAACCATGCGGCCCTGTCGGTTGGTCTGAGTAGCAGTCCAGATAAGGAAGTTGTACTCCATGGCTATCCCTCGCAACTCTTCGGCAATCTTCTGTTGAGCATGGTACTCTTGAAGGATCTCCCTTGTAGGTCGCATAAGTTCTAAATAGTCCACGATAAGAAGATCAGGAACAAACTCGTCGTAGTTTTGAAGCTGAACGAGGAGGTTCCTCAAAGTATTGATAGATGCCTGACCTGTAGGGAATTCTTTAATAACTAACTGGCTTCCAGGGAACTGCTTTTGGAAAATCGTTAGCCTTTCTTTAACGCTCAGGTGAGCAGCGGAGTCCTTTAACCTACCTTGAGGTACCAAGGTCATGATGGAATCAAAGCGTTGAGCGATCTTGTCCTCACTCATTTCCAAGGAGACATAAAGAACCTTGCGTCCCTCCATCATGGAGTGAACCCCCTGGTTAACAAGAAACAAGGACTTCCCCACGCCAGGGGGAGCTATGACCATTGCCATTTCTTTAGACCCCAAACCTCCTTCCAACGATTTGTTAATAGAAGGAAGAAAAGTACGATACTTCTCCTCAGTCTTTTTGTTGAAGATCCTATCCCAACGATCCGCGAAGGATGTGAAGTACTCCTGCCCCGTATCCACATCCCTGTTAATAAGGAGAGCCTTCTTAACAAGAGCTTCTACCTCCTCTACCCTATCCTCTTTGATCAGGCTTATGCTTTGAGATATAGCGGACTTCATCGCCTCCTTCTTAGCGAACCCCTCTACTAGATCAAGCATATAATCTTGATTGCCTACAGTAGACGTATCCAGATTGTTAATGTGAAGTAGCTCGTCCTGATAATCCGAAAGATTTTCTCTGGAAGTAATCTTCTTCTTTACATCCTGTACAATAAAATCGTCAGTAGGAAGTTTATGGTACTTGTCGTAGTACTCCTTAACAACACCAAAAATCTTCTGGTGGCTAGGAAACTCAAAGTAATCAGGGTTTACCAGATTGACGATCTGGAGATAAAAGTCTTTGTTAGACTTTAGGAAGTAAAGAATACCTCTCTGGATATTCTCACTGAAGTCGTATGCCATGAAAAGTTAGCCTTGCTTGGGGTTCTTGGTGATATCGAGGTCGTAGCCCTGTTTGCCTGCCTTATTATAGGCATCCTGCGTTAATCTATCGCAGCTTTTCACTTTTTCTGTGGTCTCCTTGTCAGATAATTTTTTTACATGCCCATCTTCAGCCATCTTTTCCCAATTAAAGTTCATAGCCTTGTAGTGGCGCGTGTCCCCAATTCGTTCTTCAGTTTCATTGATAGATCGTTTAAGGAATCTGTCCGCAGAAGTTTTGTCATACCCCTCTTCTTCGAACTTCTTGTACCGTTGTCTAACCGTGTGAAAATCTCTGG